GTGGCGGTGACGTCATTCGTGAATGCCGGACCCGCCGGCGTCACCTCGTAGGGCGACTTCACGCCGAGACGCTTGCACAGCGCCTTGACGTACTCGGTGCGGTTCTGGCCCGAGCGTTCCAGCTCGAGCAGGCCAGCGACCTTCTCCTCGGGAACGGGATTGTCCGAACCGTCCTTGATGCGATCGGTGAAGGCTTCGACGCCGAGATCGAGGATCGCAGCGAACGGCATGATGTCGTGCATCCCGACGTACTTCTGCCCGCCGCCTTCGCCCGGAAGCTGCCCGTCGGTCGCATAGCGGAACGACGCCTTGGCATCCTCCTTCGCGGCCTCGAGGACGCCCTCCTTCTTCGCCTTGTCGAGTTCGGACTGCGACACCTTGCCTGCGCCGATGGCTTCGATCGCCTGTTCTTCGGCGGTCTGGTCTTTCGTGCTCATGATGCTTCCCTTTCGAAAAGGAGGGGCGGGACCAAGCCCGCCCCGCCGAATTATGCCTGACCGAACATTTCCACGCCGGCCTGATCCGGGTTGGTCAGGGCGGTGCCGAAATCGATGTCCCAACGGGCTTTCGTGGTAAGGTCGTTGATTTCGCCCTGGCGCGTGTAGGTGATGTTGATGCCGAGGTCGGTGGTGGCCTGCTGAACGAGCCAGCCATCCGAAGCGTTCACCGCGAAGCTGCCCGGAATGAGCAGCAGGCTCTCCTTGCGGAAGAACGGGTTGAGCTCCGCCGCCGTGGTGTTGAGCCAGGTGACGGTCGCACCGTTGGCCGGGGTTGCCGAGACGTTCGCGTACTCCACGCTGGGAGCCGAGCCTTCCGCAGCATCGACGATCGCCGGATAGACCCGGATTGTGTTCGCCGCGGGCTTGCCGACGACTCGGAACGTCATGAGCTGCCCGGTGTCCTGCTTCGTGATCATGTGCAGGGAGTTGACGCCCGCGATCGTGAAGGCATCGCCAGTTTTGACGTTGGCATAGGTCGCCGCCGTGATCACCAGATCGGTGTAGCGGTTGTCCTTGTTCGCCGCCTCGCCGGTGCCGGCCGTGGTGGTGGATGCCGGGACCGTGCGCTGGTTGGCGCCGTTGATCGTGGTAGCACCGCCGCCAGCAGCCGCCAGACGGATCGACTGGTCGTTCTTGTAGGTGTCGAACCCGGCAATGTCGCCGATGCTGGCCTTGCCATACGCATCCAGATCGCGCTTGTTGTCGGTCGCGCGATTGGCGAGGTTGCCGGCCATCGCGTTGTAGACGCGCGGAGCCAGGAACATCATGCGATCGTCGACCGGAACGCCGCGTTCGGTCATGGCCGCATCGGCAAGCGCGACATCGTCGAAACCGGTGGGCGCACCCGTCCGCTTGACGAAGATCGAGCCCTGCAGCGCGACGGTGTTGAACAGCGCGAGGTTCACATCGGAAGCGAGGCGCTGCTTGGCGGACTTGCCCTTGCGATCCATCGCGGACTGCACACGCATGTCCTTCGCCGACATCTGGATCGGAACCGACTTGTGGTAGCCGATGCGAACCGGGACCGACAGTTCGGAGATGCCGCCGAAATTGCTGGTCTGGTCGAAGCCGTCGAAGCTGGCGCTGATCTGGGGAGTGGGGAGCCAGAATTCATCGCCTGCGCGGGCCATGTCTTCCGGGTTGGGCGGGGTGTAGGTTTCCGCGCCCTTGGCGATGACGAGCATGTCGTCGAAGCCTTCGATCATGTCGTCGAACATGACGCGCTCTTGCTTGGTGAAGGTGGAAGCCATTGTCCTGAATCCTTATCGAAACGGTGAGATCAGGCTTTCGATTTCAGCTTGCGCTTGTACTGGACCACCGCGGTGCGGTTGCCGGTGCGTTCCGCTTCTTTCTCAAGCCGTGCGAGTTCCTTGTCCGCATTGGTCGAGGCAGCGTTGCCCTTCACGGGACGGTCGGGATTCGGGCGCGAGCGGGTTTTCATCTGCAGCTTGCTCCTGAGTTCACCGATCATCATTGCGGCATCGGCGGGATCGAGTTTCGAGAGTTCTTCCAGCGTCGTCGGGCTGCGGTGTAGCGCGGCCACAAGTGCCGCTCCCTTGCCCGATTTCAGCAGCAGCGCCCGGTGTTCTTCCGGCAGGGCCGCGGCGACTTCCGCCTCGGCCTCGTCGAAGTTCGGGAGCGCCAGGCTGGCCTTGTCGGCCTCGTAGGATTGCTGGGCTTTCGACCAGACCTCCGCCTGCTTTTCCCGTTCCTCGGTCCGCTTGGCATCGGCGCGCTCGGCTTTCGCCTTGCGATCCTTCCATGCATCGAGTTCGGTTTCGTACCGCTCTTCGTCGTATTCGCACGACTCCAGGCTGGGCTTGTTGCCGACCTCGATCTGCTCGGGCTGCTTGCGGGTTTCGAGTGCCTTTTTCTCGGCAGTCAATTCCCGAACGCGGCTGCGCAGTTCGCGGATAACGCTGCTTTCACTCTCGGGAGATGGCGCGTCCCCCTCGTCTTGGTCGCCGAACGAGGGGTAGGTTTCCCGGCCCTCGTCTTCGGCGTCGGCGTCGGCCCCGTCCTGCTCTTCGGTGTCCTGATCCTCGGGCTCTTCGCCTTCGGGTTCGATCACCTGCTCTTCGTCGAGCTCGAGCACTTCGTCGGCTTGATCTGCCATTGTCGTCCCTCATCTCACCAATTCACGGCCTGGCGGTTGCCGATGGAGAGGCAGATTAAGGCAGGGCCGGGCAGGGTGCTATTTGACGGCTTTACGCCATCGGTGGAGGGATCAGCGCCGGCCGGTTCGGCATGGCCTCGCGCTGCTGAGCGCCGATGTTGCGCAGCGTCTCCATGGTCTTGGCCAGCGTCTCATCGCGCTTGGCCATCTTGAGCGCGGTATCGGCCTCGGTTTCCTTGACCTCGGCGACGTTCTTCTGCGCGCTGCTCATCAGTTCCGCCGCCTGAGCCTCGGCAACCTGCGCCATCGGATCGGGCTGCTGGTTCTCGGCCTGCTCAGCCATTGCGGCCTGCTCGTCCTCGTTCGGCTTGACCAGCCCCAGCTTGAGCGCCCGCGCGCGCGTCCAGTCGTGGAAGTCGTCGATCCCCTCGCCGTCCTGGTTGAGCACCGCGGTGAGGATAGCAGCCTGCGCCAGCTCCATGTCCTGCGCCTGGATGGCGATTTCGGCAGTGCGCAGCATCGACTTGACCGTCTTGTCGCGCCGGGTCGCGGTCGCCTCGGTGACGCTGGCGATGACCTTGTAGCGCCCGCCGATCAGGTCGTTGACGATGATCGTCTTGCCGCCATCGGTCCGCATCTGCTGCAAGGTCGCCTGCCCGTCGTCGCCGTCCTCGGTCATGGTTTCGACATCGCGGCCCGCCTCGACATAGACGTCGGCGCACATCGAGAGGTAGATTTCGCCCTCGCGCTGCACCGACTGGCGGAAGTTGTCGAGGTAGATCCCCGACTTCGCGTCCACTCGGGTCGCGGCAATGTCCATCGCTTCGGCGCTGGTGTTGGCCTTCACCGTGTCGGCACCGTCCTGCGATTCCTCGAGCAAGTCGGCGTTCGCGAGCTGGATCAGCGCGGCCATGGCAGGCGGAAGGTCCGGCGGCTTGATGTAGCCGAGCGGCCCAGCCTGCACGACATTGCCCTCGGCATCGCGCAACGGCTCGACGGTGAGATACGGCAGGCGATCGATGTTGAGCCGCGCGAAGTTTTGCGCGCTCACCGGGTCCATCTGCTCATTCGCGAAGATCGGGATTTCGCGTGGGCTGAGGCTGTTCATCTCGGCCAGCTTCGAGACGTTGGAATTGTAGAGCCGTTGGGCGTCCATCTTGTCCTGGACGTAGCCCTGCCAGCGCTCCATGTTGTCGACGAAATAGCGGCGGCCGTAGACCGGCACGACCGGGATCATGTCGCCGGCGATGACGCCGCAATCCTCGAGCACCTCGGCACCGGAGAGGATATACTTGTGGACCCGGCGGCGCTTGCGGCGCTGCCTCTTCGCGCTCCACCCGTCCGCCTTCATCTGCTCGAGCTCGCCATCGTCGAAGTCAGACGCCCAGCGGCGCTCCTCCTTGCCCGACAGCGTGTAGGTCAGCACATACAGCGTCTCGGTGTTTTCCTCGACCTCGTAATATTCGGCGATCGCGCGCGTCTCGGCGGTGAACCAGTCGAGCATCCGCCAGCGTCCCACGTCGGGAAATTCGCTGATCGCGTCCTCGCCGTAATCCTCTTCGAAGGCATCGCGCGTCATCTGGGTGCGGACAAAACAGAACCGCGCATCGGCCTTGTCGTAGAGCCGCGCGTTGGCGTCGAAATAGACCGACTGGTCCGCGTCGACGATGATGGAGGCAGGATTGATCCGCTGGTGGTCGTTGTCCTTGTCTGCCTCGTCTTCCCATTCGTTTGTCAGGCGGTAAGCACCGAACCCACCAGCGAAAGCCTCGTAGGCGGCGTTGTCGCGCGCCTGCTGCGATTTGAACCTGTAACCATCAGCCCGGTGCATCCCGTCCAGCGTCTCGGCCGTCTCAGGATCCGCTTTCGGGCCATCGGGTCGAAAGTCGGGGACGATGCGGTTCTCGCGGTAATCCGTCTCGATCTTGCGCAGACCGCGGCTCACCTTGTCGACGGTGACCTTGATCGAATTTGCGAATTGCTCGCCCCATTCGTCCTCCCACTGCGCGCCGGGGATCGAGACGAAGCGGCGAGCGGCCAGGCTCTGCGCCCGAAGTTCCTGCTGCGGCCAGGCGCACGCATCGAACCGCTTCATCGCGCGCTCATGCACCTCGGCAAGCGCGTCCTTGTCGGTCGTCTGCTCTTCGAGAGCGGTATCGTGCTGTGTGAGGTCCGCCTGCATGGGGCGGGAGGTTACGCGCGGGTGTGCGAGTGGGCTATTTGACGGGTTTACGGCTCGCCAAAGGCGCAGCGTGGACGGGTTCGCCCTCGGGATCGTACCAAACATCCCAGATGGTAAGTTCACCACCGGCGCGCTCTTCCACCTGAAAGTGACCAGGACTGATTTCGCGCCGCGTCACCGATGGGGCGAAGTCGTAGAACACCTGAGCGTTGGCCATCACTACCTCCTGAACGCCGTGACCGTGGCGGGGATCGCAACGCGCGCAGTCTTCGGCGCCATCGCTATCCCGAATTGCACATCGTGAATCGCATCGAACATCGGGTCGAGCTGGTCGTCATGCGCGCCGGATGGGAACGATTCCACCTCAGCCATGAACTCGGCGAGCCAAGGCGCCCACTCGGGCAGCAGCACATTCCCGCTCTCGATGAACGGCGCCGCATCGTAGGCGCGCGTGGTCTTGTCGCGGTTGCGCTGGATCGGCAGGATCGGAATGCCCTCGCGTCTCAGCGTCTGAATCAGCCCGGTGCCGGAGACCTTGTCCTCGACCTTCATCGCCCGCAGCGGGGAGGGCAGTTTCGCTCCCTGGTGCTCGAGCCAGAACGAGCGCGCTTCGGACAGCAGTTCCGGCGCTTCCCACTTGCCCCGCTTCAAATCGATCAGGATTGCTTGTCCGGTGTTCGACCTGCCCCAGCACTCGAAAACGCTGAAATCGTTCTCCTGACCCGTTTTCTGGGCTGTGTCGGCATATATCGCGCGCCACTCGAGGTCCGGCATAGACTGGTAGCTATGGAACCAGTGGGTCTTGATGATGCCGCCTCCGCGCGGCGAGGGGCGCTGCTGCAGCTGCCCGGCCACCGCGTAGGAGCCCATCGTGTTCTCGAGCTCGGTGACCTGCGATTCCGGGAAGCGATCAGGGAACATGAGTTCGCCATCCTCGGTGCGCGGATCCGGAGCGCCGACCACATGCGCGCTGCGCCCAGTCTCGTAGCGCATCGGGATGCACAGGTGCTTGTATCCTAGTTCGAGCGCGACGGCCGACACGTCCGCCTCGTTGAGCCGCTGCATGATGATCACGATCGCCGACTGGTCGTTGTTCACACGGCTCGGCAGGGCTTCACGGAACGTCAGCACATCGGACGCCAGTTTCGCCGCGCTGTTCGCATCGTCGACGCTGTGCGGATCGTCGAGGATCACCCGGTCGCCGCGAGAGCCGGTCATGCTGGTGAAGGCCATCGCCTCGCGGAAGCCGGTCGCGTCGTTCTCGAATTTCGTCTTGGCGTTCTGGTCGCTGGTCAGCGCGATCGGCCAGCGGTCCTGATACCACTGCGACTGGATCAGGCGCCGGCACTTCATGTTGTCGCGAACCGCCAGCTTTTCCATGTGCGCGGTGGCGAGGAATCGCTTGTCCGGCATCGCCTTCGGGCCCCACTCCCACGCCGGCCAGATGACCCCGGTGAGCAGTGACTTCATCGAACCGGGCGGGACGTTCATCACGAGGCGCTTGATCTCGCCGCGCGTCACCGCCTCGAGGTGCTCGCAGATGCTATCGAGCGCCCAGCCCCATTTCAGGTCAGTGCCGGGCTCGAGGACATGCCAGGCGCGCTGGGCGAATGCTGCGAGAGACCGGCGGCACCTTTCGCGCTCGGCATCCCTAGCAATGGCCTTCCGCTCGTCCTGCGAGAGTTGAGAAGCTTCGGAGAGTTTCGAGAGCGTCAAGCTGTTCATCGCTGAGCGCCGACATGTCGATCGGTTCGGACTGGTCGCTGATCGTCACGGTCTGCGGCGCCTGACCCCATCCGCGATTGAGCACCTTGTCCGCTGCAGCGACCCGAGCGGCTGCCGGGGCTTGCACGTCGAGCATGACCGAGACCAGCGTTTCGACCGCTTCGACGGTGTGCTCTCGTGCAAGGTCGGTCAGCGTGCGCCCATCGGCGAGCTTCACCTTCGCCCGTCCGCCCGGATTGCCGCTCTGACCCTTCTCGAATGGCACTGGTGCCGCTCCTGTTCAACATTGACAGCAAGAGCCTACCCCTCCCGCCCATTACACGGCAATTTCACGCCTTGACGCCTGCGCACCCGATGCAGCCGCTGATACGCAGCCCCATCCGAAACCCCGAGAGCGCGGGCGAGGCGGTGGATGCCTCTGCGCTTGGCAGCCTGTACGAGCATGGCGTCGTGTTCCTTCGTCCATTGAAAATCGCAGGGTTCATTTTCGCCGCGGACAATTTCCTCGACGAGATCGGTTTCCTGGCTGGTGAGCGCACGTCCCCGTCCGACCTCGGTGAGCAGCTCGAGCAGGAATTCGGATTTGACCGGGATGATCATGCGCGCCCCCACCTAGCAACGAAGCCGCGCCGACAATCGGCAGGCAGGATGGTCACGATCGTCGAGCCCTTGATGACGACACGATGCCTGGTCGCGAGCCTGACGTATGGCGCGCCGATTGCGATGGCGGTCTGAACTGCCGGCGTATCGAGGTGGGCGAGGATAGCGGCCTCGGGAAGGTCGGCGATGCGTTCCCGGTAGCGCTTGAGGGCGTGGGCGGTGATGGTGAGGTCCGTCATGCGAAGAGCCTCCGTCCAGATCCATTCTGCCGGCCAGCCCACGCTACCCTTGCGAGGGGAAGAAATGTTTTTGCGGCAAATGGTGCAACGATAAGTTGCACATTTGCGCTAAAACCTTCCCCTGTAAGGGTAGCGCCATTATTTGCCGCACTCTTTGCGTGAAAACTGCGCGAAATGAATTTGCTATATGTTGCACTCATTGTGACACCCTCGGACGGGCATCGGCGGGAGCAAAAACGCCGCTGACCTTCCGCCTTTTGACCGGGCATTGATACTGCCCCTCGACCAGCACGCCGTTGCTCTTCCAGACGCCGATGACCTTGCGCGCCATGGGTTCGGACATGCCTGCATGTTCCATCAGGACGCAGCCTACCCAGCGCCCGGTGTCCTTGGATCCGCCACGGGTCGAGAGGGTGTAGCGCGACCCATCGGCCATGCCCTCTTCGATGCGATCGAGGCAGACGCCGATCGAGTTCATGGAAAGCCCGTCGAACGCGTCTGGCGGCGTCCAAGGCGTCAGAGCCCCGACTTCATCGGCCGCGGCGTCCTGAGTGCCGTTATTCAGCGTCACGGAGACCTTCTGGAACCACTTGGCGTTGTAGGTCTTGAGCGACTGGTTCGCCTTGGCATCGTCGTAGCGGACATAGAGATGCCGCTCGCCCTGATCGATCCCGACCATCTCGGCATCCTCCGCGGTCATGGGCATGAGGGTCGCGCTGATCCGGGTGCTGTTCACGATCGCGCCGCCGCCGCGGATGACATTCGCATCGCCCGCACCATTGCCGGAATATTTGACGGTGTGGTGCACCAGATAGACAACGCAGCCGGTGCGGCGCGCGATCTCGTCGCGCCAGATCTTCATCGCCCACTTCACCTCGGAGTTGTCGTTCTCGTCGCCGTCGAACGTCTCGGCGAACGGGTCGACGATGAGCACGTCGATCTGGCGCCGCCGGATGTGCGCGACCAGCGCGTCGACGACCGGAGTAAGGCGCAAAGTCCTGCCATCGGGGCTGCGTCCGGCGACGACGATGCTCTCGGCATCGGGCACCAGGTCGATCATGCCGCGCAGCTCCTCGCCGCCTCCCATCACGCGCCGCGCCGCGGCGAGCCTGCGCCGCTGCTCATCGATGTCATCCTCGACGTTGACGATGAGGGTGCGGCATTTGTGGCGCGGAACGAATGTCCCCCACGGCTCGCCGCGCGCCAGGGCGATCGCGATCTGCAGCGTGAAAAGGGACTTACCCGACCCGCCCGGAGCGGCGAGCATATGCGTGTAGCCCGAGAGCATGACGCC